AATTTTCTATGGTAGAATTTGGAGTGAATGATATCGTTCGTTCTGGACTTGTTAAGTCTTATCTGATTAGTAAAATGACACTAGGATTCTGATGAAATTGTTTAATCATGTTGGTGATCTGACACCTGTTGAGATGACCGCCGAAATGGTAGATGGAAAACGAGTCTACCTTACACCATCTGGCAATCAATACCCGTCAATCACCACCGTGATTAGCAGTAACTCCAAGAAGCAAGCTGGTCTTGCTAAGTGGAGAGAACGTGTTGGTACTGAAAAAGCAGCAAATATTTCTGCTCGTTCCGCTGGTCGTGGTACAAAGTATCATAGTATTACGGAAGATTATCTGAACAACTGTCTGAATCTGAAAGAGTACAATAAGTTTCCTCTTCCAGTTCTGATGTTTCAGCATTCTAAGGATATTCTAGATCGCATAAATAATATTTACTTGCAAGAAGCAGCACTGTATTCAGATCACCTTGAAATTGCTGGTCGTGTTGATTGTATCGCTGAATTTGATGGAGTACTATCAATTATTGATTTCAAGACTGCTGCGGAACCTAAAAAAGAAATTTACCTTTACGATTATTTTGTTCAGGAAACAGCATATGCTTGTTGCCTTCAAGAATTGTATGGTTTGACCGTTAAACAACTTGTAACAATCGTTGCATGTGAAAACGGAGAAACCCAAGTAAAAATTGTGCCACCAAAAAAAGAATATCTCCTTCAGTTAATCAGTTACATAGACGAGTACCAAACACGATATGGAAAAAAAGAATCTATTAGAGGATAAATTTATGACAAGCGCGAAGTTTTCTCAGGAAGTAGAAAAGATCGCATTAAATAATGCAGACATGAATTATATTGATGCCGTCCTTCATCTTTGTGAGATCAATGAAATTGAGGTAGAATCCGTACCTAAATTAATTTCAAAACCATTAAAGGAAAAGATTAAATACGAAGCACAACAACTTAATTTTATTAAGAAAACATCCAGAGCAAAACTAATGTTAGTATGAGCAACTTCTTTCAGTCAGATCTAGTCCGTGGTGACATCCAAGAGATGACAGCACTTCAGGAATTTTGTTTCCGTTGTGCTATGAATTTAACTTTGTTGGATAAAGAGGGAAAGTTAGAATACTTTGATGCTTTAGGACAACTAGTTGAAAAACAAAAAATTTTTTATACCAGAATTAGTCTGAGTGACGATCCAGAAGCAAAGTCTGTTGCTGAAAGCATTAAGCAGGCAGTAATTCTTCTTGGTGGTAACTCAGACTTGAGTGTTAATGATATGTTCAATGATCTGCTAGAGAAAGTTGAATTCTTTAAAAACCATTTGAAAAGTGGCACAGGGGATTGACATCCGCCCTTGCGCCCTGTTATTATGAGTAGGTGATGGGTGTCACACAGACCAAATCCAAATTAATCCGAGGAAATCCTATGTCTTTTGCTGATCTTAAGCGTAAATCTCAGAACAACTTTGAGTTCCTGCAGAAGGAACTTGAGAAGTCATCCAGCGGTAAGAATGTTGATGAACGTTTCTGGAAACCAGAGGTTGACGCTGCTGGTAACGGTTATGCCGTGATCCGCTTCCTGCCCGCTCCTGAAGGGGAGACTGTCCCCTGGGCGAAACTGTACTCCCACGCCTTCCAAGGTCCTGGTGGTTGGTATATTGAGAACTCGCTGACTACCCTTGGTGAGAAGGACCCTGTTGGTGAGATCAACCGTAGTCTCTGGAACAGCGGTAGTGATGAAGACAAAGAGACTGCCCGTAAGCAGAAGCGTAAGCTCTCTTACTACAGCAACATCTATGTCGTGAAGGATCCCAAGAACCCTGAGAACGAGGGTCGTGTGTTCCTCTACAAGTATGGCAAGAAGATCCATGATAAGATCCTTGCTGCCATGCAACCTGAGTTTCAAGATGAAACCCCTGTGAATGTGTTTGATCTTTGGGAAGGTGCTAACTTCAAACTGAAGATCAAGAAGGTTGCTGGTTACTGGAACTATGATAGTTCCGAGTTTGATAGCGTGTCTGCTCTGTCTGCTGACGATACTGCTCTAGAGAAGATCTGGAAGAGTGAATACTCGCTGGAAGCATTCTCTGGTAAGGATAATTTCAAGACCTATGAAGAGCTGGAAGCACGCCTGAACCTTGTGCTTGGTATCACTTCACGTCCTGCTCGTCCTTCTTATAACGAAGACGAGGAAGACTTTGAACCTGTAGCAGAAGAACCTGCGCTGCCTTCATTCCGTTCTCGTGTTGCAGTTGCACCCACTCCTGTGAAAGAAGAAGCAGTTGTTGATGACGATGATGCTCTTAGTTACTTCGCTCGTCTGGCTGAAGAAGACTGAAACCAAAATTGAAAACTGATTTCATTGGCGGGGGAAAAAATTTCCCGCCAATTTTTTTGTCAAAAAAGTTCAACCAGTTTGTTTTAATCTAGATGATATAAAATCGGAAGATACTGAGTAAAGATTTTTTGTTTTGAACTCTTCTACAAATCTTCCGAAATAAGGTTGCCTTAAAATGTAGATATCTCTCTTCTTTTCATTTTCATTGTACTCATGCTCATAATTAGTAACTGGTTTTGAAACAGTATTTCCTGCTACACTTTTAATTTCAGATCCATCCCAGTACGAGAAATAATTTGTGTAGAAGTATTGATCAACAACTACGCCAGCGTTTAAAATAGTTACTTGTGATCCATCAATTGTTTGATCTGATTTTAATTCAAGTGTTTCGTAATGATGTATGCCAGAATATGCTTCAACTTCTCCATACTTTTCTTCTACAAACTGTCTTAGTACCGTTGGTTCTAATGGGAATGCAAATTGTGGGTTGATAAAATTATTTGACAAAACAATCACCCAATCATAGAATGGATCTCCATAATATTGATTGGCAATTTCTTCAATCTTTTCTCCATCTTGAACGGAGTATTTTTTATAGAAAACTGCGTAGTCAAATAAATCTGAATTGATTTGATATCTACGGAAGAAATTCTTTGTGGTTACATAATCCGATTCTGAAAATGGATAACTAATTGGTTTCGTATCGTATTGTAGATCTGGTATTAAAGAAAAGTACATTAGAATGTTCCTCCAAGACCAGTAGAAATTTCACTTGAATAAACTAGTTTGGACTCTAAGAATCCAATTGATAGTTCAACAGCAACTGGTGCGTTTGAATCGTAAGTTGCATATGTACCATCTGGAGTATAATTTACTTGTACTCTTGTAATGGCACATGGTTTGTACTGTGGAATATATCTATTCGGTTCTTTACCACTCATAAAGGTGAATTTGCATAACTTTGGTACATGAATAAAGTTATCTGAAGAAAATACTTCTTGTACTTTTGTTGAATCTGCATCTCCAAATTTTGCTGCTGGATCGTCAACTTTTCCAAATGTTGGACTTGATGCTCTTCTGAAAACCTGGCAAATTTTATGAATTGCATCTGATTCTGATTTGTTTTTTGCTACCATTTTAAAAGTCATTCCGATTTCTCTGAGGTTGGGAGAATCATATAAAACTTCTGCATTTGGATTCAATACAACTCCTCTTGTTGCTCCAGTAATATCACTAATTGATAGATTTCCGCCAACACCAGGAATTTTATTCAATCCAGCAGAAGTAATTGCTCCCACCATAGCTTCAAGATTGCCAACTATATCTACTGCTGTTTTTGCTCCTGGTTCTAAATTGGCAGCACCAAAAGCAGCAATGGCTGCTTTTCCTATTCTAGAGAAAGATTTTCCTTGCCACTCTTGCCTACTTTCATTACTTAAATCCTGTGGCATTGGTAGAAGAATTCCTGAAACGCCATTAATAGCTTCTGGTTTAAATGCAATTGCAGATGCATTGTATTGATCTAAATTTGTTCCTCCAGATGCAGCACCAGATGCATCTCTGCTAAAAGGTGGAACATATTTTCCAAATTCAAAGTAGATATAGTCGGTTGACCCATCAATCATTCCCGATGGCCATCTTACTGATGATTTATCTGGTGCTTTGTATGGACCAACTTTTAGTTTTGGATCTTTTTGTTCTTCTTCTGTGAAAGAAAATTGCGAGGATGAAGAAGAACTTCTCTGAGCTTCTTCCATTTCTGCTCTAGTTTTTACCGATCCATTAGTTCCGTGCCAACGACCATCGGACCTATATTCATAGACTGTGCGATTTATATTTGTTTTTTGTCCGATTGTTGGTGTTGCCATATTATTTTGCCATCTCTCTGCTTTCTTTGGTTCCGTATCCTTTGATCACTCTACGAGCATTTAATTTGTTATAGAAGTTTTCTTGAGTATCTTTCCAAACATCTTCCTTCTTGACAGGAAAAGCAGATCCATTAATGTCTTTCACAAAATCTTCTGTTGGCAATAGGATAGCAGTATCCCATTCATCTGCTGCAAGATCTATGTATAGACCATCAACATGATTGTGTAGATATTTATGGAAACATGCCATAGGAAAGTCAATCTTTCCATTCATCAAATACTTTGTCGCAATGACTCTTTTTTTTATTGGAAGATAGTGTAAATTTACTCCCCAGAATTCTTGCTTAGATGACTTAATAACATAGACAAGCGGAAATCTATCGTAGTAAGGTAACCACTTCATTTTTGCTTTATACTCAAACATGTAGAGATGACCTTCTACTACATATTTTCTTAGTTCATTTTTATCTTGTTTTTCTATCTTAGATGCCTTATCTCTTTTCTCATCTAAAACGTACTTATTGAAATTTTTAGATAATTTGTTTGCTTCTTCTTTTACAGTCTTTCTATACCAGGATAAAGATTTACTTTCACCGTTAGTTTTTTCTGTAATCTTTTCAAATAATGTTTTGTATCCTGCGTCTTTATTTACTTTGTTTCTTTGAATAGATCCAAATCCTTCTGCCATCGCTATACTCCTAAATGGTCTTCGGTAAGTATTAAGAAGTTCATCTGCCTGTCTTCACAATACTCACGAGCGGCGGACCATTTAGCTTGGTTCTTGATAAAAGTTAATGCAGCATTACGATAGGCAGCAGTTTTTTTATTTTTCTCATTTGGTGGTAGTGTTTGCTTTTTTGGTTTAATTTCAATGATGTACTTAGTAATATTGCCACTCTTTTCACGAACTTTTATATAGAAATCAGGATAGTAGCGTCTCACTCTTCCATCAGGAGCACGATAAGGAATGATTACCTCTTCGCTACCCCATTCAATTATGTTGGGATTATTATCACAGAACACCATGAACTTTCGTTCCCATAATGATCTATAAATTACTCGGGTTGGGTTGCCACGATATTTACCAGGATTAACTGGTTTATACAGTCCCGAATATGCCATAAATAATATAGGTTCCCACAGTTATATTTAGAGTGGCAGTAACAAAGATTAGCGAATTTATGTCACAAATTGGTGCAAAGGGAGGCATGTCCCTGACCACTGGTTTTGATGTTCAATTTGAGTTTCCAAAAGGAGAAAATAAAGACTTCTTAAAATTCTATACATCAGGTGATCGTCAAGTCGTTAATATGTTGTGTGATGAAGCACAGTTACCAAATGTACAATCAGCAGTGGCATCTGTAACAGGTAGATACCTAGGAGAAGGTGCGGTGTATTATCCACACACCAGACTTTATACTGATCTTAGCTTAGGATTTCTTTTAGATGCAGATTTGACACCTCTTAAATTCTTTACTGCATGGCATGATTATATTTTTGGAGAAGGTAATTTAAAAACCTACAGTGGAAGTGTTACTAATGCCACAACTGTAACACCAAGACAATATAATCGTACTAATAGAGTGAAGTATTCTGATTTTTATGTTTCCAATATGAGAATCATGAAGACCGAACCAAATTCAACTGCTGCAAACGGAAGAGCACCAATTGTCTATATTTTGGAAGACTGCTATCCATATTCAATTGATGCTGTACCACTATCGTATGGAACTTCTCAAATCTCTAGGGTGACCGTTAATTTTTATTATTCAAGGCACACCGTTGCCTATGGAGATACCTTAAAGATTAAGTAATTTCAAAAATTGATTTTCAATTATGAAAATTCGGGAAAAATTTTTCCGCCAAAAAATCGTTAAAAAAGTCGCACTAAATATTTTTACGACATGGAGTAATTATTATGGCTTTGCCAACAGTCGCGTATCCAACGTATGAGCTTGAATTGCCATCTAATGGAAAAAGCGTTAAATATCGTCCTTTTCTTGTAAAAGAGGAAAAGGTACTTTTACTTGCATTGGAATCTGGTGATGAAAAACAGGTAACTAACGCAGTAAAGGATTTAATCAAAAATTGTGTTCTGACAAGAATTAAAGTAGAATCTCTTCCCAGCTTTGATTTGGAGTATATTTTCCTCAAAATCAGGGCAGCATCTATTGGAGAGACAATTACATTAACTGTTACTTGTCTGGATGACAATGAAACTCAAGTTGATGCACA